CGATTGAGAACCTTTCAATCACTCACTCCTGACCTACTGGCAAGACAGTATCATGCAAGAGTGGCGAGTGTCAACCATGTATCGGGTATCCCTAGGGATACTAGACAAGCCCGAATGTGCCTTTTCTCACACCCTTGTGACGACCCAACAAGACACCATCGCCATTGCCAAGCCATGACGGGTCACCACTCGCCTATGCATTCGACCCAAGGGATTTTTCCGAATCTTTCCGAGACGCCCCACGAGCCTTGATTTTCCGACCCCCCAAAAAAAATTTTGGGGGTGCTTCAAAGTAAAAATTTGGGACTCTCAAATATTTTCAAAAATTTTCGGGATTATCATCATAATGAATATTTTCCATCGTCATCCCATATATTCCAGGTCGCTTCTATAGAGACTCTAAAAAACAATATAATAATATTTTTTTATAGTCTCCTCTTGTGATATAGGTATTTATAGTGTATAATAGTATTATGGAGAATCTTCAAAATAACTATATAGAGTCTTACATAGATCTTCAAGGCTTGTTGGCAATGCAGGTGGAAGAACAATGTAATAATGATTTCCTTTCATTTGTACGTCTGGTAGCTCCTTCCATTGTCTCCGGTTTCAAGATGGGAAGACACATAGAAGTTATATCAGAAAAACTACAACAAGTAGAAGATGGAGAGCTGAAGAGGTTGATGGTCTTTCTCCCTCCCAGGTCTTCCAAGTCTGTCATATGTTCCAAGCTATTCCCGGCATGGTACATAGGTCGCAACCCTGAACATGAAATACTGACTGTCTCCCACAGTGACCAACTCAGCAGTGACTTTGGTCGTTCCGTCAGAGACATTGTAAATACAGAGGAATTCCAGAAGATCTTCCGGGGTGTCGCCCTGAAGAGCGATGTCCGGGCCGCTGGCAAGTGGAAGACAAATCAGAACGGTACTTACTATGCTGCTGGTGTCCGTTCCCAGATTGCTGGCCGGGGCGCTCATGTGGCGATACTGGATGATGCAATGTCCGAGGAAGATGCCATATCCTCTGCCGGTCGCAGGTTCATAAAGGAATGGTATCCGGCAGGACTCAGAACTCGTATCATGCCTGATGGTGCCATTGTCATAATCAACACTCGCTATCACTATGATGATCTGTGTGGATGGCTTCTCAAGCAGCAGGAGGACATGTCAGACTATGAGATAATTCCCTGGGAAGTTGTGAAAATCCCAGCATGGCTAGATGAAGAGGCATCCGAGCTTCTAGATTTACCCCAGGGACACAGCTACTTTCCAGAGTGGAAACCAGATCATGTCCTGCAAATAGATGAGAATGAAATAAAAGCCAGCAATGGGGCGAGATACTGGAATGCCCTGTACATGCAAGACCCAACCCCGGAAGAGGGTGGTCTAATAAAGAAAAGGTGGTTGCAAGATTGGAATGAGTCTGAACCTCCCACCTGTGATTTCATAATACAAACATATGATACTGCCTTCTCCACCCGGACAACAGCAGACTTCAGCGTTATTCAAACATGGGGTATATTTCATCTCTACGATCAAGATGAGGGAGGATATGAAAATTTTGCTTCCAATCTGATTTTGCTAGGTAATATAAAGGGTCGCTTTGAATATCCCGAACTTAGAAGACTAACGCAGAAATTATATAATAAACATAAGCCGGATGTTTGCATGGTGGAGAAGAAAGCCAGTGGACAGTCCCTCATCCAAGATATGCGAAGAGCGGGACTCCCAGTACTGGAATATAACCCTGATCGGGACAAGGTAGCCAGGGTCTATGCAGCTTCCCCTCTCATGGAAGCGGGTCGTCTCTGGATACCCAAAGGTAAGAAGTGGGCTGATGATCTCATTGAAGAACTGATAAGATTTCCCAATGCGGCTCATGATGATCAGGTGGATGCCCTCACAATGGCTGTACACTACCTGAAAGAGTCCTGGCATCTGACACATCCCGATGACCCGGAATATGAAGATCAACCCAAAGAAAAAAGAGCAACCTACTGGAACGTCTAAAATTATTTGGTATTCCCGAAAAGTGTGGTATAATAGAGTATGTCTTTTTATTGCATAGGATAGAAAATGGCAACAGAACGTAATCCCTTTGAGATGATATCTGAGCAAGTTGGTAATGTTGTACCTCTGCCTGATATGACAGAGACTGCCGATGCTACTTTTGAGGTAGATCCCACAGATGGTGGTATTATCGTGGACTTCTCCGAAACTGTGGAAATGGAAGCTACCCAAAATGTTGCCAAGTGGTATGGGGATCTGTCAGAAACTCTGGATGAGGAGGCTCTGGGGGATATTGCCAATGATGTTATAGATAACTATCAGGCTGACAAGGACTCCCGTGCAGATTGGGAATCCATGTTTGAGAGAGGCTTCGATCTGCTAGGTCTAAAACTTGAACAAGGATCGGAACCCTTCGACGGTGCTTGCACGGCTGTGCATCCTCTCCTGATTGAGTCGGCTGTCAAGTTCCAGTCCAAGGCTTCAGGAGAACTGTTTCCTGTGGGTGGTCCTGTCAAAACCCAGATACTGGGCAAGTCCACTCCAGAGAAAGAGATGCAAGCCAATCGAGTTCAGAACTTCATGAATTATCAACTCACGGAGCAGATGCCTGAATATTTCGATGAGTTTGAAAGAATGCTGTTCCATCTGCCTTTGATTGGATCGGCCTTCAAGAAATTATATTATGATGCTACCTTGAAACGTCCTGCCTCCGAGTTTATTCCCATTGATCAGTTCTATGTGTCTTACTATGCAACCAATCTGCGTAATGCAGACAGATATACACATGTAATATATCGCAGTCCTGTGGAAATTGCCAGAGATATCCGGGCAGGTGTTTATCAAGAAGTGGATCTTCCCACACCCTCAATGGGAGATGTGCCAACTTTCACAGAGAAGATGGATACTATTCTTGGTTTGTCTCCCTCTTCAGATCATGATCCACAATATATTTTATTGGAACAGCATTGTTATCTGGATATCGAGGATGATGATGTGTCGCTTCCCTACATTGTAACTGTGGAGCAACAGTCTCGACAGGTATTGAGTATCCGTAGAAACTATAAGCAGGATGACCCGAACAAAGAAAAAATAAGCCACTTTGTGCATTACAGATTTGTTCCGGGCTTTGGGTTCTACGGCCTAGGTCTTATTCATTTTCTGGGTAATCTGACAATGAGTGCCACAGCAGCCATGCGTTCTTTGATTGATGCTGGGCAATTTGCCAATCTACCTGGAGGATTCAAGGCCAAGGGAGTCAGGATGGTTGGTGACAATGATCCTATCGCACCCGGTGAATTCAAAGAAGTGGAAGCAACCGGAATAGATCTTTCCAAGGCTATTGTGACTCTTCCTTATAAAGAACCTTCTGCCACGCTACATCAAATGCTTAATTTTGTCACCGTGGCTGGACAGAAGTTTGCGGATAGTACCGAACAGGTTATTTCCGATGCGGCTTCATATGGTCCTGTGGGAACTACAATGGCTTTACTGGAAGCCAGCAGCAAGTTCTTCTCGGCTATTCATAAGAGAGTACATAAATCTCAGAAAGATGAATTCAATATACTTGCCCGTATTGATTATGATTATCTTCCCAGGGAATATCCTTATGATGTTCCCAATGAAGATCGAAGTATATTCAAGAAGGATTTTGACGGTCGTATTGATGTTTTACCTGTGTCTGATCCCAATATTCCCAGCAACGCACATCGCATGATGATGGCAAATATGGCTCTGCAAATGGCACAGCAGTCACCCCCAGGCATGTTCAATCTGGAAGCTCTCAACAGAACGATTCTGAATGCAGCCAATATGCCAAACATAGAGGAAATACTTCCTCCCAAGATTGAGCCGAAACCAATAGATCCTGTCTCGGACATAATGGCAGCTACCAAGGGTATTCCCATTGCGGCCTTCCCCGGCCAAAATCATGATGCTCACATACAGGTAAAGACAGCCTATCTGCAAGATCCTATGAATGGTGCTAACCCAATCATGGAACGTATTCGTCCTATTTTGGAATCTAATATTCAAGAACATTCCGTCATGAAATATCAAGAACAAATGAATGGCCTTTCCCAGCAGATTATGCAGGGATCGCCAGATAATCCTGCTGTCTTGGAAATGGCTCTGGCACAAGCTGCCCAGCAAGTCATGAATGCAAATCAGGCGATGGGTCAAGCACAGTCTCCTGAACAACAACTTGTTGCACTGGAACAGGCCAAGGTTGAACTGGAAAAACAAAAAATACAATATGATACCGAAGCACAAGCTGCTGAAATGGTTCTGAAAAATAAAAAGCTTGAGCTGGAAGAGAATGATCAAATTATCAAGATGATGGAATCCAGTGCTGCCGAGAACTTTAAAACAAACAAGGATGAGGAAGACAGATTACTCAAGGCCGGATTAAAATCTGTGGATGTAATTACCCAAGCAGAAATGAAACAACATGAAATGGCACATCAAAAAGAACTCAAAGAAATGGAAGTGATGGCCAAGAGTATAGATGAGAAAGCTAAGTTGGAAATAAAAGAACATGAAATGGACCATCAAAGAGAAATGAAAGATCATGAGATAGATCATGAAAGAGAAATAAAAGAAATGGAGTTGATGATCAAAGATATGATTGAGGAGCGAAGACTTGACTTTGAGGTTCAGAAAGAAGTTTCCAGAGTAGTCAATGAAAACCTGAAGAATAATTCTGAGAATATTGGACAACAAGAATTAAATCTTATGATTCAAATAGCAATTGATCAAGTAGAGGAGAATGAAAATGATGAAGAAGGGTAAGGGATATCCTGAACATGTCGTAAATAAAAGTAAGACATATGGTAATTCGTTTGCGGCAGATGTTGTAGGGCCACGCAGTAGACGTGCTGTTCTGAATGAATGGCCCGACTATGCATGGAAAATGCCGGAACCAGCAAAGAAATCACGTAAGAGTACTCTCTTTGGCTGATGGATATCTGGGATGAAATCGTTCAAGAACTTAACCAGGAAATTAATCAGCTTAGAATAACTATAGGTAATGGTTCTGCGGAGGATTATCCGCATTATCGCCAAGTTGTAGGTTCAATCTCCGGTCTGGAATGGGCCAGAGACAATCTCACAAGTATAGTAAAGAAACGCATATACATGGAAGAAGAGGAGTAAAATGCAACAGATAAATTTAGGTGGTGCTATAAAGAATGATTTGTGGGTGACAGATCTGGAGGAACAACCCGATCCGTCTCCCTTGCCAGAACTTCCGGGTTTTAACATACTGGTAAGACCTGTATCGGTAAAGGGTGTAACCAAGGGTGGTATTCTCATACCGGACTCAACCAAGGATGACATGGCATATCTAACTACGGTAGGAAAAGTTTTGGCTATGGGTGATCTGGCCTATCTCGATAAAGATAAATTTCCTGCCGGAGCTTGGTGTACTGTGGGAGACTACATTTGTTATGGCAAGCATGTAGGGTCCAAGCTTTTCTATAAGGGTGTGAGGCTTATTCTTTTATTTGATGATCAGATTATCATGCGTGTGGAAGATCCCAAAGATCTTGATCCAACTTTTAATCTGGGCTGATTTGGGAAACTCACTATAATGTGGTATAATAGAATAAACGTAAATCGTTTGTGTCGTTAACAGCGGAGAGTAAAAATGGATGAAAAAGATGAATGGGAAACTGTAGAGGTTTCCAGCGATGATGTTCCTTATGAAATCGAGGAAGAGGAAGAAGTAACGGAAAGTGCTCCCACCCCAGAACCAGAGGAGGTTGCCTCCAAACAAACTGAAGAAGCTCCTACAGAACTGGAAGGTATTAATACCAGGGGAGCAGAGAAGCGTATCCGGCAACTTATAAGACAACGTAAGGAGCGGGATGAGCAGATTCAACAGTTAATGCAAAGTAATGAAGATCTGACAAATACACTTCTTGAAAAGAATCAGGAAGTAAATTCCATAGCAAAACAGAGTCTGGATGCCAGTGAGAAACAATTAACGGATAAAATGGATTTAGCCAGATCTGTCTATATGGAAGCTTTTGAAGAAGGTGACAAGGAAAAAGTTCTTAAAGCTCAAGAAATGTTGAATGATGCTCAATCAGATTTAAAAACGGTTCATATATATAGAGCTAATAATGAAGAGCAGGAAGAAGAGGAATACTATTCAGAACCTATAGAAGAATCCTTTGTACCTGCTCCTGTTTATGATCCAAGGGCCAGAGATTGGGCCGAAGATAATGAATGGTTTGGAGCTGATCATGTAATGACCGCTGCTGCTTTGGCAATTGATAATCAATTAAAGGAAGAAGGCTATAATCCAAATGATCAAGAATTTTATCAAGAAATTGATAGTCGAATCAAAGAAGCTTTTCCGCAAAAGTTTGGAAAAGTTCAAGAACGTGCGCAGGAAAACACGACGGAACCTGCTCAAGTGGTGTCGGGGGCTTCACGCTCGTCTCCGAATTCTTCCAAGAAAGTTAAACTTTCTAAAGAAGATATAAGACTTGCCCAGAAGTGGGGCATTCCACTTGAATACTATGCTGCCGAAAAGCTTAAAGTTAGTAAAGCTGACGGCGAATATACCAATATTAATTAGGCGTGGAGGAAAGAAACATGACAATACGAAATGAATCACGTAGCGAGACGCTTCGGGAAAATCAACAGCGAGAAGAGGAATGGACCTTTGAAGAGCCAGATGCCTTGGCAATACCGGAAGCTGTGGAAGCCCGGTTTACTGCCGAGGGACTGTCTCTACGTTGGATACGTATATCCGTGAAGGGCCAGGAAGACAAGGCAAATATTGGCAAGAAACAGCAAGAAGGCTGGATTTTTGTCGCTCCTGAAGAGGTTCCTGAAATGAATTTAACTTCCTTCGTGGGGGAAGAGGGTCGGTCAGAAGGCGCAGTCTGTCGTGGTGACTTGGCATTGGCCAAGATGCCCACCGGCAAAGTAAAGGCTCGACAGAAATTTTACGAGGATAAGGCAAATAAAATGATGGATGCAGTGAATGCACAGCTCATGAAAAATTCTGATTCTCGTATGCCTATTTCTAATTCGAGCCGCTCAGTAACAACCAGAGGGAGACAACCTTCTTTTCAAGATTAACTCCCTCCAAGTAAAGGAGATGAAACATGTCTACTACTAAAGCATTTCGTGGTTTCGTTCCTGCTCGTATGAAAGGCGGCGCTTATAATAATGAGGCTGTCACTGACATGATCACGCTTACCTCCACAGGTCAAACGGGATCACCAACTAACAACATTTTCACAGGTGATCCGGTAGTGATGCCGGGGGCAAACTTTGCCACTATTTCACCTTATGTTGCTGGTACCCTAAAGCCTTCGGGCGTTTTTATGGGTTGCCAATATGTGGAAAATGGAGAACAGAAGTTCTCTCGTTTTTGGAATGGCGGAACGAGCGCCACGGATATCAAGTTCTTTGTGATAACTAATCCTGATCAGACTTATCATATTCAGGCTTCTTTGTCGCTCTCGGCGGCTGAGTTGTTAATCGTGAAGAATTATAATGTAACTGTAAGTTCCACTGCTTCTTCGGGTAGTACTACCACTGGTCAGTCCAGTTATTATCTGGATGGAGCTTCTGGAACTGAAGCAACGGCCCAAGTTCGTGTCATTGGCAAGGCCAAGTATCCTGACGAAAAGGATTCTGATGCCTATCCAATCGTGGAGGTCTGGTTAAATCAACACCGTGACCGATATGTAACAGCCACGGCTTCAACGGCTTAATAGGGAGGATTTATCATGGCTATTAATAGAGCTAGTATTAGTAAAGAACTCCTTCCCGGTCTTAATGCTGTTTTTGGGTTGGAGTATGGTGAAGTAAACAACGAGCACAAAGTTCTTTATGAGGTAGAGAATTCAGATCGGGCATTTGAGGAAGAAGTCCTCTTCACCGGATTTGGAACTGCCCCAACAAAGGGCGAAGGTGCTGCTGTTTCCTATGATGATGCACAGGAAAGCTACACGGCCCGGTACACTGCCGAGACCGTGGCGTTGGCCTTTGCTATCACCGAGGAAGCAATGGAAGATAACCTGTATGATACGTTTGCAAAGCTTCGTGCCAAAGGTTTGGCCCGTGCGATGGCAAATACCAAACAGGTCAAGGGTGCCAATCTTTTCAATAATGGTTTTACTGCCACTATTGGTGATGGTGTTGCGTTCTTTTCAGCTTCGCATCCCACCATTGCAGATGGTAATCAGTCGAATCTGATGGCGGCTTCCGATCTTTCAGAATCTACCTTGGAGACAGCTCTTACCAATGTACAGAAGATCAAGGATGATCGTGGTATTCTGGTTGGTGCGAGTGCTGTTTCTCTACATATCCCAGTTGATTCGTGGGCAATTGCAGATCGTATTCTTTCCAGTCCTGGTAATACTCAAGCCAGTGCTGCGTCAGGTGCTACTTCTGGTGGCTTCAATACGAATGCAATCAATGCTACTCGTCATATGGGTATGTTACCTGAAGGTTATCATATCAATCGTCGTTTCTCTGATACGACATCCTATTTCATCAAGACTGATGTTCCGAACGGTACCAAGATGTTTATTCGTTCGCCTCTTCAGACCAAGATGGAACCGGATTTTGATACTGGCAATCTTCGCTTCAAGGCACGGGAGCGTTACAGCTTCGGTGTTTCCGATTGGCGGGGTTTCTTTGGAAGTCTCGGTTCTTAATAAGAGTAGGGAGAGTGGTGTAGTGCCACTCTCTCTTTATCTTGGGAGAAAAATTTATGGCTAACAAAAAGCTTAAAGACGTTCCACATATACGTCCTGATTTATTGACTAGAGTACTAACTGGAGAGGGTAGTCCCACTATAGGAGATCTTCCACAAAAGGGAATATTGGGAAGTCATATAGCACCTCGACAAGCCAGAGTCCAACATAAAACTTCAGTACGAAATTTTAAGAGGGGACTACAGGCAGAAGGTCGCCGAATAATGAGGTTAGAGAAGAAATGGAAAAATAATCGTGATCCTGATGATTATGATGCTTTACAAAAAGCTATACAAGGATTTCATAATACTTTAGCTAGAGAAGAGGAACGACTAAATCCTGAAGCTGGGATGAAAGAACCTGGAGATCCAATAGGAACAGGTGGTCACCCTCTAATGATGGGAACAGTTGGTCGAGGTTCCCCACCCCAGTCTAGTCGAAAAAGAGGTGGCGCTGCTGGTTCTAAGGCTGCTAAAACTAAGTCTATTAAGAAACGAAAAAAGAAAAGTAAAGCTTTTTCTGGTGATGATTTTGTTCGTGAAGTCAATAACTACAAGGAAATGTAAATGGCAACAAATATTAAAGCTGCAATAGCAACTGGTGATGCAGTTCTGACATATGTAGAGGATGATACCACGGTTGGTGCCAATGGCGGTAATAATTTCCAGCCCAGCACTACTCGTATTCTAGCTCTACACGCCTTGGCTACTGCTGCCGGATCGTATTCAATTAAAGGACAGAGACAAATTACCAACAAGACGGCGGAAGGGACAGCAATCAAGTTTCAGGTAGCTGCCAATGAAGCCACCGATATTTATATGGGTGAGCTGGGTGTTCCCGTCTATGGTGTGGTTAGTGTTTCCGGTCCTACAGATGGTTGTGTTCTGACTGCTTTTATAGGCTAGTCATGGTCGCTTATTCGTATTTGAAGGCGGACCTGATCAACTCGTCTGAGAATGACTCCACTGATTTTGAGGCTCAGATTCCTTATTTTGTGGAGAAGGCAGAGTTACGTCTAACCAAGGATTTGGATGATGTCGGGCTAGATGAATATTCTTCAATAACTCTGACTGCCGGTACTGCCACTGTTAGTCTGAATGATCGAGTTCGTATTGTACGCAATGTGAACTATACTACCAGTGCGTCCAGCATCAAGACAAATCTTCTTCAAAGAACAATAGAATATGCGAATGATTACTGGCCTGTCAGTGCATCCACAGGTACACCCAGATATTATTCCAGAAAAAATAATTCATCTATTTTTGTTGTTCCTACCCCAGCATCTACCTTGACTGGGGAAATCCAAACAGTTTCTCGTCCGCTTGCTCTTGCTTCCGCAACGGGTACAAGTGTGACAACCAGTAATTATTTCAGTGAATATTGTTATGATGCCCTTTTCTATGCTTCCATGATTGAGGCAACCATGTACATGAAAGATTGGAATACATTACAAACATGGCAACAACAATATCAGGTTGCCGTGGATACACTTCGTAATCAGGCTCGCAGGACCAGACAGGACGATATGGCCGTGGCAGCAAGTCCAGCGGGTGGTCCAGACACACTAATACAGGGAGGAAGTTAATGGCAGCATGGTTAATACCAGTAGGTGTTGGCGCTTCAGCAGTAGCTAAAACACCAATAAGATATTTAGTTAAATGGATAACCCCAACTGGAAAGACAGCAACTAAATCAGTAGGAAGTAAAGAGGCTGGCATTAAAGCTCTAGGACAGAAAGGTTTTAAACCTAGTGATATTAAAGTAGAAACAGGTAAGGGTGTTAGAGCCAAGGGAGCGGAACCAAAAAAGACTAAGTCATCTGGAAGGTGGGAAAAATTTAGAAAGCATGGAAGTCAGGTCGAAGGATCAGAAAAGGCTAGAGCAGAAGATGGAGGTAAGACTATGAAAAAGCAACACGGTGGTATGACTCATGTTGGTTTGTATCCTGCTGAAGAACGTGGAGAGGATATATCAAGATCAACTGGTACTTTATCCCAGGCTAAACGAAAACGATATATGAATAAGGGTGGTATAGTAGGTGATAAGAAGCAGGGCTATAAGGCTCGTAAAGATGAGTCGATTGCCGAGAGAGTGAAGAAGAAGCGTACCAAGAAACAGCTTGTGGCCAGTCGAGATGAGTCTTATGGTAAGTGGGGTAAGGGTAAAGGTAAGGGTAAGATTAATCAAACTGATGGTAATAAGCTTGTAGCTTCTCTCTATGATTAAGGATAAAGGTAAAGGAGATAATTAATGTATTTACAAACAGGTTCAAAAATTTTTAATCTTTTAGGTGGCCGTGCAGCAGCAAAGAAAGCATATGAGATGATTAAAAATTATATGGGTAGTGATGTTAGGGTAATTTCAAAGCCTACCACAGCTCAAAAAAAAGCCGCAACAGAATTATCCTCTTCTCGTAGTCACGCTGTACAAACTCTACGAAAAGTAGGGGAAGAGGCACAAGGACAAAGGAATATTAAGTATTGGGATAGAATTATAAATCCTCCTAAACAAACTAAAGGTATAAAAACACAATCAGGTGAAAGAGGAGAAGGTTTAACAGAAGCACAAAAGGCTGCACGTAGTAGAGCAAGTCAACAACAATTTCTGAAGGCAGAGAGACCTGCTCGTCAGAGGCAAGAAGGAATACAATCTGCAAGGGAGAAGAGACGTTGGGCAGAAAGAGATGCTGAAAGAAACAAAGGTGGTCAAGTAGGTAATAAGAAGAGTTCTAATAATCATGCAAATGGTAACAAGTTTGTAGCTTCTCTTTATGATTAATCGAGCCAGTGTGGGACAAGAGATTATGAAAGCACCCAAGAAACGTCAGAGTGGTAAGAAGTGGATTCAAGGAGCTATCAAGCGACCAGGAGCTTTACGAAAGAAACTGGGAGTGAAGCCTGGAAAGAAAATAACAGCGGCTCAATTAAGAAAAGCTTCCAAGAGCAAGAATCCTAGAACACGTAGACAGGCTAACTTAGCCAAGACACTAAAAAAGATGAACAGGAAAAGTTAATGAGTAGTATGTTCAGACCTTACGATCCTAGTATGGGAATTACCCAAGATCAATATTCGCAACGGATTGCCCAAGCGAATAAACAACTCTATGGTGGTGGTCTAAGTAGTCTTTCTGGTAGTCAACTTAGTACTCAAGGACCAAGGTCTATTCCGGGAACAGGTGGTCCGGCGCAACACTTTGCATATATTCCTTTTCCAGGGGAACATATTGGCAGACCCAGATTACCTTCATTTGATGATAGATATATGGATTGGAGAAGAGACGAGCCTTGGATCAATAAAGAAACTGGAGAACCTTGGAAATCTCAAGGTCGGGGGGATATGCCTCCGGGATCTAGGGCTGGTCCAAATGATGCACCAGAACCTTGGCCTGATGATCCAAGATTAGCTGCGTATGAGCAGGGGCCAACGGAGAGTTCAATTGATTTTCCGGGTCATGCAATAACACTACCTTGGAGACCAGATACTTATCCGCCAGACGTTTTAAAACCGATGCCACTTCCGAAACCACCTGTGATGCCACCTCAACCACCTGTGACACCTACTCCGCAACCACCTGTGATGCCACCTCAACCACCTGTGACACCTACTCCGCAACCACCTGTGATACCTGATTGGCAGAGAAGAAGGCCAGGACATGAAATCCAGGCTGATTTAGCAAGAGCTAGGGCAGCTTCTTCTGTTGGAATACCACCCGTAAGTCCAACACCGCCACCCCAACTTCCTGCAAGTACACAAATGCCGACTCCATATTCACCGGCACCAGCACCAGTCTTTCGTCCACCTGCAATTCAACTAAGACATGGTGGTTCTCTAACAGAATCTATTTTAAGTATATTAAGAAATTTATCAAAGGAGAATTAGAATGGAAAATAAAGTTGCCGATACTGTAAATAAATTACCTGAAATGGGAGGTGGTATTATGGACCATTGGATAGGAATAGTTGTGGGTCTAGTTGTGGTATGTGCTGTTGGTTACATGATTTGGAAGAAAATGAAGAAGAAGGGATTGTAATATGCATGGACCACATACATTAATTAAACGACCACATAATCTTGATGATTTGGTGGGACGCCCCACAGGTCAAGGCTATGGCGCTGCCAGGAAAGGACCGGATGTGAAGGGTCCGCCCCAGGATGTAGTTGTAGATGAAGACTATCAACAAGGCAAAGCTTTTAAAATAGAAGACTAAACATGGCCTATCCAAAACTAACTCCACAAAATGCTAAAGAAAGGGCTTTTATACGTTCTATTCAAGATGGAGAGGTAGGACATTTACCTAAAAGTAAGTGGGGTCTTGCTGTTAGCCCTGATGGCGCTAAAGGACCAATGCAAATAATGCCCAAAACTTATAAAGACGTTATGGGTAGTATGAAGGGTTGGGATAATCCTAAAAAATTAGAAGAGGCTGGAATAACATATGCTCTAACACAGTATAGAGCTTTTGATGGTAATGTTAGACGAGCGGCAGGAGCTTATGTAAGAGGTCCGTCAGATGAAAGAAAGAGAAAACCTCTGGGAGATAGATCAAAGTATTATGTTAATAGAGTTAATACCACATACAAGACACTAATGGCTGATACTTCAGGTCAACCAGTGGCTAGACCAACAAAAAGGGAAACATCTCAAATGGCAACAGATAAATGGAAAACACATCCATTGTATAGGCAATGGGTAAAAGCCAATAAATTAGATCGGACCAAGGCAGAGGGACAACGAAGGGATCTCTATAATCAGGCCAGAAGAGCTGTAAATGAGGAAAATAAATTAAAAAAGAGAGGCATTATTATTCCACCTCGTATAGCTAATTCTGCTTCGGCTGGTAGACAGATAGTAAAGGCTTATGAGGCTAAACCGCCCACAGCGGCTGAGATAGCAGGAATGGCAAAGGGCGTTGTTGACTACTGGACATATGCTACACTACCAGCATCTATAGGAGGAATTGTATCTCTTGGTAGAGGAGCTTACAGATTATTTAATGCAGCCGGTAAACAATTTGGAAAAGTATTTAAAAGTAAGGCGGCGGCTCTGGAAGCAGGGAGAAAGGCAAAACCACCTCCAAGTGCTGCTCCTCCACAACCACCAAGAATTGCTAGTCCAGACAGAGGGTTTTTTGGTAGGCCGATACAAAAAGCAAAAGATCAACCTAGAGTAAGGGCAGCAGAAAAAGTTAAACAACAAAAAGAAAAGGCAAGAGCTGCCAGAGAGGCACGTGAAGCAAGAGAAAGAGCCGAAAATGAACGGATACTGGAACTTAGTCGTGGACCAACACCACCTCCAGTACCTCGACCACCTCCAAAGACACCAACGAGAACTGCTCGTCCAGGCGAAGGTCTTTATGGTGGGACAACAACACAAGCATCAAAGACACAGCCACGGCCAGCACCAAGGCCACAGTCAAGGCCAAATGGAAAGCCAAAGCCACAGCCGAAGCCGAAGAAACGGCTGAATAAACTGGCAAAGGCACACCCTGTTCTAGGAACAGCAGCGGTATCGCTGGCATTAGGTATTCCCGCTGCTTTTATTACTAAAGAACTAATGGATAGATATAAGGTAAATCCTGAAAGTGCTCAACGAAAGGCTAATCAGATAAAGAAACAAATAAATCAGGTTAATAATAAACTTCCAGATAATGCAAGAAAAGTGACGACACCACAAAATTTAGAAACACTACAAAAACGTTATGGACTTCATTCATCACAAACAGGACCGATAAAGAAGGTTAAAAAAGTAAAAGATTCATATGATTTTGGAGCTACACCACCTATATTTGAAAGTAAAGTCCCAACAAATCAAAAAGTAAAGGATACGAAAAAACCGGGTTGGCTTCCTTGGGATTGGATAAAGAAATCTGGACCAGATACTAGCGCCCCAGCAAAACGAGTATATATAGCTCCATTTGGAGAAGTGACTGTAGGAGAAGATCCAGAGGAGACAGCTCGAAAAGAGAGAGTATTTCAAGAAACTAACTATAAAAGGGGTGGTCAGGTTAGAAAGGGTCCGAAGAAAACTAAAGCTCGCAGGGTTAAAACAAAACCACTAACATTAAAACAAAGAAGTGCTTTGAAACAGCATTCTCAGAAACATACATCAAAACATATGATATATATGCGTGATCGTATGAAGCAGGGAGATACTTTCAAAGATGCTCATCGAAAAGCTACAAGAAGGGTAGGCAGATAATGACAGATAAATCCTGTTCTGGATGTAAGTGCGATTGCCACTGTGATAAAGAAAAATGTGAGAATTGTAAATGCGGAAGTGAGTAATGGCAGTTTCGTCTACATATAATTTTAACCTTGATATAGATGAGGTTATACAAGAAGCAATGGAAATGATCGGAGGGGAAGATACTCTAGGTCATGAGCCAGCTTCTGCTCGACGTTCAATTAATCTCATGCTCAAGGACTGGCAAAATAGAGGTATTCTTCTGTGGAGTACTTCTGTTTCCAGTGTAACTGTGGCTGCAAGTGTTACCGCATATAGTCTGGATTCCTCAACTGTGGACGCTCTGGAAGTTGTTCTAGGTCGAGACGACACAGACATACAACTTACTCGTATATCTCCAGAGGAATATCTTCTTATTCCAAATAAAACCCAGACAGGCCGACCTATGCAATACTCTATTCGGAGAGGTATGGCCAATCCTACCATGTCTGTCTGGCCTATTCCTGAGAATTCCACGGATGTTCTTAAAATAGAGGTTATTAGCGAATTAATGGATGTAGATAAATCTGCTGGACAAAATGCAGATATGCCAAAGAGATTCCTTCCACCTCTTACGTGTGGACTATCTTATTACATGTCAATGAAACGTCCTGGTGTTCCTCCTGAAAGGATATCGATGCTGAAAACTAATTATGAAGAGATATTGTTCAGAGCTATGCAGGAGGATCGAGAAAGAGCTTCCATGCGTGTTGTACCCAGATTAGGATATATCTAATGGCAAGTAATAGAAATGCTCTGGCTGTATGTGATACATGTGGATTTGTATATCCACACAGAGTAATGCAGATGAATAGTTACGGTATGCTGGTTTGTCCGCAAGACTTTGAAGGTCAGTACGATCTGAAGAACAGTCCTTTAAATAAGATACCGGATGTACGAGATAATCCAGCAATTTTGAATCCAAGACCCGATTATTTGGGGGGACGAGGAGTTATGTGGAATAAGAGTAAAACATGGATAACAACTAATCCTGTAACCTTGGCAGAAACAACGCATACTACCAAATGGGATGATGCTAACAGAAGTTGGAACACAATATGACAGATCTAACAGGTAATTTAATATCAGAAACATATAAGCAAGTTCTGCTTATCAATGCCAGTACTACCAATAGTGGTGTTGATACCTCTCTGGTGAATGTACAGACAGGAGATGGAACTAATAGTGCTTTGCAAGTTGCAACTAATGCAGTGAAGGTTGCTGGTACGTTTGCAGTATCCGGAGCGGTTTCACTGGATGGTAATATGCATGTGGATGACAAGGTATGTGCCTCGGCATTCTACGGAGATGGCTCTAATATTACTGGAGTGACTGCCACGATTGCAGGTAACATCTCTGTGAGTAATGTAACAATTGGTGGGACTTTACATGTTGCTGGTATTGCCACATTAGCTGGTGCTACGCATCTTAAGAGTACGGTCACAGTAGGTGGTGCAGCTAACTTTGGTAGTACAGTTACCGTGGTAGGTGCTGCTCATCTGCAAAGCACAGCTTCCATAGGTGGAGCCGCCACGTTTGCCAGCACAGTCACGGTTGTGGGAGCAGCCGCACTAAAAAGTAATGTATCTGTTGGGGGTACTCTGGCAGTAGCCGGAGCAGGTACATTCACATCCAAGGCAGAATTCAAGGACGATGTATCAATTAGTGGTAATTTAGATGTAGCTTCTGCTGCATGTATAGGTGGCACTTTCATGGCAGTTGGAAATGCTACTTTCGATGGGGATGTCTCTGTAAGCGGTGGTCTGGTAGTTGGTGGTACGGTAACTATTGTAGGAACTAATGTACAAGCTGCTAATGCCAGAGTATGTGCATCTGCATTCCACGGGGATGGTTCTAATTTAACTAATATAGCTGGCTCGGCGATCTCAGGTAATATCTCTGTTAGTAATATCAGTGCGGGAGGTGATCTCAATGTAGCTGGTGGAGCTTCCATAGTAGGTACTGTGACAATAGTCGGAGCTAATCTACAAGCTACCAATGCCAAGGTATGTGCGTCTGCATACTATGGTGATGGTTCTAATCTTACTGGAGTTGTGGCGTCTATTACAAGTGGTGTTATAGCTAATTTATCTATAACTTCCAATTTAGATGTTGGAGGTAATACTTCCATAGGTGGTACTTTTAAATCTACAGGAGCAGGTACATTTGCATCCACGGTTACAGTTGTAGGTGCTGGTACATTTAAAGATGATGTATCAGTTAGTGGTAATACTGTTCTTGGTGGAACATTAAGAGTTGCAGGAGCAACCTCTCTTGAAGGTGCAGTTGATCTTAATAGCACACTTACTGTAGCAGGAGCAGTATCACTTGCATCAACACTATCAGTTGGAGGTGCTTCACACTTTGCTTCTACAGTTACTGTAGCAGGAGCCTCTCACCTTCAAAGTACAGTATCTATTGGAGGTGCTGCTACATTTGCTTCGACAGTTACTGTAGCAGGAGCAGCTATATTTGAAGACAGTGTTTCTGTTAGTGGTAATTTAGATGTTGCTGGTAATGTATCAGTAGGTGGAACTGTCTTTGCTGCTGGTGGTATTACATACGATGGAGATGTTTCTGTTAGTGGTAATCTGGCTGTGGGAGGTAATACTTCCATAGGAGGGACACTTAGTGTTACAGGAGCGGTAAGCCTAGCTTCTACTCTTAGTGTTGGAGGTGCTGCTTCATTTTCTTCAACAGTTGCAGTGGGAGGTACTACAAATCTACTAGCAGATGTTTTAATCTCAGGAGATGCTGTCGCTGCTGGTACTTTCCAACCTCAAGGTGATACTGCCTCTGGAGATGATGCAGCTATAGGATACACATCTGGGGAAGGTCTTATTCTTACAGGACAGGGAAGTACCTCAGATATTACACTAAAGAATGATGCCGATGGTACGGTATTCACGGTTCCAACTGGTACTGATGATATTCTTTTCCCCGATAGTGCCAAAGCTATGTGGGGAGCTGGTAGTGATCTTCAAATTTATCACGACGGCTCCAATAGCTATATTGATGATTCTGGTAGTGGTCTGTTACATATAAGAGGAAGCCAGATTAATATTAATAAGTACACTGGCGAAAACATGGCAACATTAGTTGCAGATGGTGCTGTTACACTTTATTATGATAATAGTGCAAAACTTGCTACAGCATCTGGTGGTGTAGATGTAACAGGAGATTTAACTGCTACTGGAACTATTGAACCTGCTGGAGATACAGCCGCTGGAGATAATGCTGCTATAGGTTATACTAGTAGTGAAGGCCTTATCCTAGCTGGTCAAGGCAGTACAGGTGATGTCACTATAAAGAATGATGCTGACACTAATATATGTTATGTTCCCACTGGAACAAATTATCTGCGCTTTACCGATAGCAGATATTTATCGTTTGGCGATTCCGATGATCTTCAAATTTATCACAATGGTACTGATAGTTATATTACGGATGTAGGCACAGGCGTTCTTAAAATTACATCTGATGGTGGCTCAATTAGTTTCCAAAAGAGTAATAGTGAAGTTATGGCAACAATGGCAACAGATGGTGCTGTTACACTTTATAATGATAATGCTATAAAACTTGCTACAGCCTCTACTGGCATAGAAGTAGGAGCATCAGGTGTAAATGCTACTATTAAGACTCACAGTGCTGGAAGTAGTAATTTAACATTGGGTGTTAATGCAGGTAATACTATCGAATCAGGTGGTAATTATAATACCTTGGTAGGCGACGAAGCTGGCACGGCTATCACAACAGGCGATAATAATGTTGCTGTGGGTTATGGAGCCTTGGATGCTGGCACGACGGCATCTTACATCACAGCAATTGGTTATAATGCTCTTGGTGCTAATACGACGGCTAATAACTGTGTAGCGGTTGGTAATACTGCTCTTGCTGCGAATACGACAGGAGCACATAATGTAGGGATTGGTCATCAAGCCCTTAATGCAAATACTACGGCTGCGAATAATGTGGCTGTTGGTAAAAATGCTTTACTTTTAAATACCACCGGATATTCCAACGTAATGGTAGGGACAGATGCTGGCGATGCCATAACTACGGGACCACTTAATGTGGGAGTGGGCCATAACGCATTAGGTACAGTCGTAACGGGCCAAGAAAATACGGGTATTGGGTATAACGCCCTATCTCTAACAACTGTTTCAGACAACACAGGTATTGGAGCTTATGCTGGTGATGCTCTGACAACCGGAGCTAACAACACCTGCGTGGGAGCTTACTCTCTTAGTGCGGCTACTACCGGCGCTTCAAATGTGATGGTTGGGGCTTGGGCAGGAGATGTTCTTACTACAGGATCAGATAATACTGGTATCGGCATACATTCTCTTGGTGCTTTAACGACTGCTGGCTCTAACACAGCGGTAGGCGCTAGTGCCGGGATAAATACAACTACCGGCGATTCAAATACATCGCTTGGTGCAAGTGCGTTTGCAGCAAATACAACCGGAGCATCGAATGTTGCCGTAGGTGTTCAGGCTCTTGATGCCAACACGACGGCTGCTGGTAACACCGCTCTGGGCTACCAAGCTATGAGTGCAAATACGACCGGAACAGGTAATGTTGCGGTGGGTTATCAAGCTCTGGATGCCGTCACAACGACATCTGGGCATACTGCTGTAGGATATTCTGCTCTTGGCGCAGCAACCGACAGTGGCAATACCGCCGTTGGTTATCTTGCTTGTCGTGACACTGCTGGGGGCGCTTATAACGTAGCTGTGGGTCACGAAGCTCTACTAGTAAATACAAGCGGGGTGTACAATGTTGCCGTAGGTAATGGTTCTCTTGATGCTAATACTTCGGGAGGTAATAACACTGCTGTAGGCCGTCTTGCTCTAAGTGCAAATACAACGGCTTCTGATAATGTTGCCGTAGGATCTACTGCTCTTGATGCCAATACAACGGCTTCTTATAACACAGCAGTAGGCAGTTCTGCATTAAGTGCAACCCAGACCGGCGCTCAAAATACCGCCGTAGGCACATATGCTCTACAAAATGCCCTTGAGGACAATAATACAGCAGTTGGCTACGCAGCAATGCAGAACTGCACTACCGGCGAGTATAATACAGCCGTGGGACATGCGGCTCTTGATGCAACTGTAACTAGCGACTACAACAATGCATTTGGTGTTAGTTCGTTAACCACTCTTACAAGCGGGGCAAACAATAATGCTTTTGGTTCTTCTGCTGGTCAGGCATTAACAACTGGCGGGAGTAATGCATTCTTTGGCGGAGGTGCTGGGTACACTCAAACTACAGCAGGTTCCTGTGCATTCTTCGGGCATAATGCTGGGTATTATAATAATGGGGCTAATAATAGTGCTTTTGGGGCTACTGCTGGAGATGCCATTACTACAGGAACTCTTAATGTTGCCGTAGGCGCTACTGCTCTGACTGCCAATACAACGGCTTCTTATAACACAGCAGTGGGCTATGGTGCTATGGCGGCAAATACGACGGGAACATTCAATACAGCAGTGGGTTATGGTGCTCTGGATGCTTGCACTACAACAAGTCAGAATACTGCTGTTGGGTACAATGCTATGGGTGCATGTACTGGATCTGGAAATGTTGCCGTTGGTGATCAGGCTATGCTTGTTGCTGTTGCCGCAAGTTATAATGTAGCTGTGGGTGATCATGCAGGAGATTCCATTACAGACGGCACAGGCAATCAATTACTGAGTTATTATGCTGGCGCTGGCATTACAACTGGTGATTATAACGTCTGTATTGGATATAATTCCGGAACGCATAGTGTAGCCACGACCACTGGATCAGGAAATGTGTTCATCGGCAATGGCGCACATTCTTCTGCTGTTGGTGTGAGCAATGAAATGGTTATTGCTTCTAGTGCGAATATTCAAGGTAAGGGTGCTAGCACTGGTTTCATAAATGCTAACACTGGTGGCAATTATGCCGGTAATAACTCAGCCGATTGGTCAACAAACTCCGATAGACGAATTAAAAAGAACATCGTTGATAGTCCAAAAGGACTTGCTGAGATCCTCACGGTCGTTCCGAAGAACTTCCTCTATAAGAGCGATGAAGAACTTCAAGAAGATTTCCCCGGTGCTCAAGAGGGTCTGCCGCAAGATGTTTTGACAACGAGTGCCATTGCACAGGAGTTGCAAGAAGCATTCCCGGAAGCAGTCACCGAACGGAGTGATCATGGAATATTATCGGTAGATCGTGGCCCTGTGGTTTGGGCAATGATTAATGCAATAAAAGAACTATCCGCTGAAATTGATGAACTGAAGAAATGGAAAGAAGAACACACTAGTAAATAACTTAACCAAGGAGAGAAAAATGGATAATGAACCTACTGCTGAAGAGATTGCTGCACATTTCTCAGCTATGGATGATAGTGTTAATCTGATTAATGCTACTATAGCTGATGATACAGAAGCTATGCAAATGTTTGGAACAGCAGCGGAAGTGAAACTTATGGTAACTCGGAATACTGATCATCTTGAAATTCAAGCTGAGAAAGATTGGTATAAGGATTCCTCGAATAGCAAAACATCATATGACGATGCCGTCACGGCTGGTAAAGCCTACGTGGCCGCATAGAAAGGAACATATTTATGACTGAAGAAAGTAATGTAATCAATATCAATGGTAATGATTACGATCAATCTGATTTAACGGATCAGCAAAAGTATTGGATTACTCAAGTACAGGATTTACAACAGAAGCGTCAGGCTACTCAATTTCAACTAGATCAAATTGTTATAGCATCAGACTCTTTTATGAATATCCTAATCCAAAGCTTGTCTGAGAAGCCCGAACCTGTGGAGAATCCCCTAGATAAACTGGCAGGAACGGCCTGAGATCCAGAAGTGGAGAGGCAATGTTCTTAAAAATTATTTGTGTGATACTGGGAATCTTTCTTTTTACTGGGACTGCTTATGCACAAGAAGAAGGTCTACTATTAAGACAGTCTCCTGAAGTAGTCAATACTTATTGTGGATTGGCGGAAAAACTAAACGAAGCCCAGAAAGATGAAACAAAGATTTTCATGGGATTTATAGATCAGTCTAATGTTTTACAGGTATCAACAGGAGAAAATGGGTTCTGGAATATCACAGTTGAGAATGCAAGCGGTATATCGTGTGTATATTTCATGGGACAGATGGGAACTGTTTTGATAGAACAAAAGCCAAAGAAAGATGCAGACTTACAAGGGATTATTAGGAGAGAAGTAAATGGCAGCAACATACACAAGTAATCTTCGTCTGACCAAGCAAGGTGATGGAGATAATCCTAATACGTGGGGACAAGTTCTTAACGATGGGGTTATCAGTCTGGTAGATGATGCGGTAGCTGGCTATGCAACTCTATCTATTGGCAGTACTGTCAGTGTTACTCTAACCAATAACCAAGGTTCCGGTGATCAGGCTCGATCTGCTATACTAGAACTTACTGGTTCTATTGGTGGAGCACATACATCTATCTTTGTCCTTATTCCCAATAACTCCAAATCATATGTAGTTCGTAATTCCGTATCAAATAATGCTTCCGACGATGCTGTTATCTTACGAGTTGCCGGTAATACTGGAGTAACTATTCCTCCCAGTTCAAATACTTTTGTAATCACAAATGGAACTTCGGTCTATAATGTTGCTCCTGCAACTTTCGGATCGGCTATAACTGTGGAGGGTGCAGCAACTTTTGAATCAACCGTTTGTGTGTCTGGGGCTGCTAATTTCACAGGAACAGTTACTGTGGGAGGAGATGTAGTAGTCGAGAGTAATGTTCATGTAAGCAGTAAGGTATGTGCCTCGGCCTTCTATGGGGATGGTGCTAATATAACAGGACTTCTTCCTACGGGAGCTATCCTACCTTATGGTGTTACAGCAGCACCAACTGGGTATAAATTATGTGATGGTTCTGCTCATACTCGTACTGGTACTTCAACTTCTGCCTTGTTTACTGTGATTGGGACTTTATATGGAGTTGGTAATGGATCAACTACATTTAATGTTCCTGATCTTGCTGGTAAATTTATGGCAGGAATTGGCTCTGGATTAACTAGTGTAACAGCAGGAATGATTGTTGGAACTACCATAGGTAATACTGGTGGTGTTCAAGCTGTAACATTGACAGAGGCACAAATGCCAGCTCATGAACATGGATTGGCAACACAAGGACCATTTGTAGGGGGTGGTTCATCCAATCTTGCATATACTTCAGGAACTAATGTTAATACAGGATCAACTGGTGATACTGGTGCACACAGTAATATACCTCCTTCATTGATTGTACAATTTATTATCAAGCTTTGATATGACAGCAGAATTAAAAAAATTTAATTTTCAGCAAGGTTTCAATAGAGAAACTACGCAATATGCGGAAGAAGGCCGTTGGTATGACGGTAACCGTGTGCGGTTTCGTGCTGGTCGTCCTGAAAATATGCGTGGCTATGAGGTAAGAACCAGCACTGTCTTTGATGGATCTGGAAGAGCTTTGATTAGTTGGACGGGTACAGATGTCAAAGCCAGAGCAATCTTTGGTACTCCTGATAAACTATATGAACATGAAGGAGATCAGATATATGATATAACACCACTAACATCTTCTGTGGCATTGACAAACTGTTTTGGTACTTCATCAGGCTCTACCAGAGTATGTTGTTCTGATGCTGCTCATGATCGAGCTGCGGGAGATTATGTGTATTTCACAGCAACTTCGGCTATTGGAAGTAGCAATGTAAGTCTGAGTGGAAATGTTTATCCTATTACATCTATTGTGAGTGGAGCTGTATTTACAATTAGTGTTACTGGAAATGCAGATAGTACGGAGTCTGCCAAAGGAAAGGCCACATTCAATTACTACATTCCCACAGGTAGTTCTGTGGCTGCTGCTGGGGTAGGCTATACGGCTGCTGCATATAATGCAACCGAGCCAACATCAGTGGGAATTAGCAAAATATCTACAAACGCAGGTAATACACTGGTAACTGTCTCTTGTGCTGCTGCTCATAATGGAGTTGCCAATGATACTGTAATATTTATACCTGTGAGTGCGGCTGCTCATCCAGTCACTGTAGGAGGTAATCTTATTCTGAGTCAATCTTCAGTAGGATCTGTTAATGTGGGAGGACCAGAATTTACCATCGTGTCGATAGCTAGTACTCAGATTATTGTGAGTGTTAATACGGCTGCATCAGCTACGGAGAATGCCACATCTAATCTGGCAATGACTGCCCGGATCTATCCTCAAGTAGCAGGAAGTATAGGCTCTCCCTACAGGGCTTGGGATGAACCTGCCTCTGCAAGTGCATCAGGTCTTAAAATTGAAATTGGACAGTGGAGCCTGGATAACTGGGGTGAGGATGTAATAGCCAATCGGAGAGGAAGTAATATATTTTATTTTGATACAGATGCTTCTGTAACTCCCACCAGAGC